CCCATCGCCCGTGTTGCAACCTGTCCAGCCCCTTGGGCAAGAACCCTTGTTGCGGTCGCGCGGGACGCACCATTCTTGTTCTTCCTGCGCCTCATGCGGCGTGGGCCTCGCAGATTGGCCATGTTGGTGCAAAAGAGCAATAATTACAAAGTAGAGTGGTAATACTTACTCACAGCGATTGACGTCGTTCAGGGGACAACTTGTGATCGGACGTCTGAATTCATCGCTTTTTTTGGTTTTTGTTTTAAATAGCTGCAATCAAACTTGCAGCCCTGACATACCTCCTGACCTACAGGGACAGCTCTGCCCGGAGACAAACAGAGCCTGGTTCATGCACTAGACTCAAGCCAGCATCTAATACACTTATACCCACATGCCCAACCGCGTGCCACCGCCCGCAAGTTGGTGTTCGCAGGCACCCCTGCAACCCGTGCCATTCACCTTCCACCTCCCCTATCCATGCCCTTTAGTTATACGACACAGACTCAGGTTCATCCTCATAGGGTGGCTGGTGAGCGCCCCATCAGTGCAGACAACAAACTGCACCTGTTGAGATGGTAAATCGACGGCCGATCGATGACGCTTGGCCTTCACCTTCGTCACACACCATGTGACCACAAATTGGCTCAGGACCCACCTCCGCCAGGAAAGTGTGGGCCACGGAAGGTAATTTGGCAGCCAGGGAGAGGCCTCCCTTTTTTACACGAACTATAACACAGGCAGGCGAATGAAGTGCCACACGCCCAAACTGTGCCAGCAAGCCCGCACCACCTAGCAAAATGCCGAATTGTGATGCGGGCCTCTCGACCGGTGTTAGCTGGAGTGCCCTAGATCGAGTCGCGACTGCTACTCACACACAAGCACAGCTGTGCTAGCATGCGCCCCTGCAAAAGTGAAACGCGCGGAAAGGCCGCGCTGCCCCCATGCAAATGGCTGGTGTTGAAATTACATCATCCCAGCTGGGATGATGGAACGGAAAAGTTCGTCGGGAGTGCCTGGTCCAATGTGGTTCAGAGCACTAGCAAACGTAAACCATTCATCAGCATTCTTAACCCAGCCGTGTTGTATTGCGATTCTGGTTTCAGCAATTAAGCCATCATGGGTGATGGCATTCGACACCTCACGTTGCACTGTTTCAAAGAAACTCTCAAAGCGCACGCTCAAGAGTTTCTCTGGGTTGTCGTCCTTCCACCATTCCGGCAACAGCTCAGTCATGTCTTCTGTGCCCATGCGGAATAAATCATCTCTGGTGAAATTCTCATCAGCCAACCCATACTTGTCGCTCATACTTTTTGCAACTTGGAGCATCCAATGTGCCACCGTTGGTACCCTCGTTGCAATTGAACCTGCACGTGCAATGATTGCAGGGGCGACAATGCGTCCAAAAGCCTTCTCATCACCATTATTGGCTGCTTCAACGGCTTCCCGCGCTGTGGTGTAGCCATAATTCTTTAACATACGCGGCACATCTGGACAAGCGGTGTGCTCATCCAAGCCGTATTTGTTGACGCAAATCTTCCAGCCGCAGAATTCTGCGACGTCGCCATCCCTACGGATGAACAACTTAGGTCTATGACCCAATTTCGTCCAGCGCGCGGCTAGCTCGACCAACTCAGCCCCATTCATTGGCGGCCCGGTCACCCAAAGCAATGAGTCATCTCCCTCGAGCCAGATCTTGACACGACGTCTGGCACCGAATATGTCATTGACACATTTGCAATTTGGGCTGACCATACGGTGACCTGCATTTCCGCCCAGCACCCACGACCAACAGACCAAGTTAACTATGAAGTTTAGTATGGACGTGCCACGATCGCCACTGCGGCGTATCGCATCAAAGCGAAGGCTCACATTCTTGCGGCATATGGCACGTGCATTTTCTTCTTGGGTATATTGGGCGCCCTTTGGCATAACGTCAACACGTATCTTGTTGGTGCGGCATTGCACCTTCATCATTTGTTTGGTGTCCGCCTTCTTGCGCGCACCGCGGTACCAGTTGTACGGGAGGAAGAACTTCCACAACTTGTCAAAAACGACGTCGATGATCTTGTTCTCCGTGGCATCTCTGAGGATTGCACGGCAGCATGCATCCCAGGCAGATCCGTCATTTTCCATCATGAAAGCCTCGTGTGCCGTTCCACGATGCTCGCCCTCCCGCATCTCATAAGCCTCTTGGCAGATCTCAAGCATGCGCTTTGCCTTCGGCTTGCCCTTTATCGTGCGTGATTTGTGGTAGCGGCAAAAATACCTCTC